CGTGAATCTACGCAGTCATTCTATGCACAGTCAGAGCGTCTACAAGGCTGGGCTAACAAGCCACTGTATGTTGGTGACGTTAAGTCTATGCTTGAGACTCTGCTAAAGTCTGATCGCACTGCAGAAAAGATGCTTGCCTTGTATAACCAAGAGGCATCAGTTCGTGGTCAGAATGTCTGGGCTTTGTACTCTGCGTTTACTAACTATGCAAGCTATGCTGATGATCGTAACGGTTTCACCCTGCGTAACACTGGCAAGGATACTAACGCAGTGTCTATGTTCCAGCGTGAGAGCAAGGTGTCACAGTGGATTGACAGCAAGCCATTCAGGGAGTTGATTGCAGCATGAACACCGTGAAACATCTTGTGGATAAATACTATAATTCCAATGATTTCAAGATGTTACGAAGCAGAACTAAGAAAGACTATCAATACTTTCTTAGTGTCATGGTGGCTGATTTTGGCTCTGTGAATTTTTGTGAACTCACAAGTAAGCAAGCCAAACATGCATACGAAAAGTGGGTTGAGCGAGGCATCAGTCTCGCCAACCACGTCTGCACTGTATCATCCATCTTGTTTCGTTACGCTATTGAGATGGAGTATACGCACGTAAATCCATTCGCAAACATCAAACGAAAGACACCACCACAGCGTAAAGTTGTGTGGACTGACGATGATGTGCGTCAATTTCTTGACACTGCCTACAGTGAGTTTCAATACCGTAGTATCGGATTGATAGTTCACATGGCGTATGATTGGTGCCAGCGATTGGGTGACATGCGCCTACTTACATGGGATAACATAGACTTTGAGGCTAAAAAACTATATCTTGAGCAATCAAAGCGTAGGGCAGAGGTAACTTTGCCTATACAAAATGATCTGCTTGAGATGCTGACACAGCAGGAGCAAGACTTTGGCTTTCAACAGTACGTTGTTCCCCGTACAACGCCCGTACACGGGCAGTACGAGCCGTATAGTATGGAGAGACTGTCCAAAGCTGGACGGGCTGTCATGCGAGAAGCTGGGCTGTCTGATGAACTACGCCTGATGGACTTGCGGCGCACTGGTACAACACAAATGGTTGAAGCTGGTGTGCCTATGGGACAAATCATGTCGGTTACAGGACACAGTAATCCACAGTCAGTAAAACCTTACATGAAAAATACATACGAAAGTGCAAATAATGCATTGACTGCACGTAAATCGTATGGTAAAAGCACTTAACTGCCGCAAAGGAGAGTGATATATAATGAATAATATATATAACATTATAAGTGATTTAGAATTACCTAATGGACATACTAAACGTATGGATTGTCCTAACTGTGGTGGTAAGAATACTTTCACTGTAACTAACAATCTTGGTAGTCTTGTGTGGAACTGCTACAAAGTATCTTGTAATGTTCGTGGTGGTAATCGTGTGCATCTAACTGTAGATGACATACGTGCTGGTATGGGTAATGCACAACAGTTTGCTGAAGAAGAATTTAAGTTGCCTGACTACATTGTACCACATAGAAATACAAATGATGTCTTACAGTTTTGTTGTAGCTATCAGCTTGACCCAAATGAGTTGGGTGTGTTATACGATGTGAAAGAAGATAGGGTTGTGTTCCCCATATCACACAACGGTAAACTTGTAGATGCTATAGGGCGAGCATTGGGCAAGCGTTTACCAAAATGGAAAAGATATGGAAAAAGTGGCTTGCCATATGTGTATGGTTGTGGTAATGTCGCAGTAGTTGTTGAGGACTGTGTGAGTGCAGCCGTTGTTGGTTACGGTTCCTTTGTCGGGGTTGCACTTCTTGGCACCTCTTTACAGGAAGTGCATAAAGGGTATCTTGCACAGTTCTCAACAGCAGTCATAGCGTTAGACCCCGATGCGCTACCGAAGACGCTACAGATGGCGAAGGAACTACGTGGTCATGTAAACGATGTTCGTGTACTACGTTTGAATGACGATTTGAAATATCGTAACCCGACAGATATGGAGAAGCTAAATGGAATTATCAATCATTAGAAGTCTGATGGACAAGTCATTCTACGATGACCATCGTGGTAGCAAATGCCCACCACGTTTGTTCAGCAAGGATGCACGTAAGATCAAAGAATCTATTGACACTGCTATGGACAGGTATTCGCGTACAGTCACGCCAGATGAGGTAGAGGCATTGTTCATGGCTAATAACCCCACACTTACTACGGCACAGAAGCAAGGCTATTCTTCTATGTTTGCTACGATCAAACGTGAGGAGCCAATGGGCAGTGACGTGGCACAAGAAGTGTTGTCCAAGCTGTTTCAACAGGTTGTGGGCGAGGATGTTGCCAACATAGGATTTGATATGGTCAATGGTGATGCGTCTACGCTAGAGCGTTTACGCAACCTGCTTGAGCAGTATGGTGATGACTTCATACCCAATATGAATATTGAGTGGGAAGATATTAGCATTGAAGCTATCATGGCGGCTGCAGAACTAGAAGCCAAGTGGAAGTTTAATATACCGTCTGTCGTGCGCAAGATAGAGGGTGTGAGTGGTGGACACTTGATTGAGGTAGGTGCTAGACCTAATGTGGGCAAGACATCCTTCCATGCCAGCTTAATTGCAGGGCCGGGCGGCTTTGCACATCAGGGTGCGCAGTGCATTATCTTGTGTAACGAAGAGTCTGGTAAGCGTGTAGGTGAACGGTATCTGAACGCTGCCTCTGGCATGTCTCGTTACGAAATAAGTGATGAGTTCACCAAGGCATCCGCTAAGTATTACCCTATATCACAGAACATCAAGATCAAAGAATGTCAGGGCAGAGACATGGCTTGGGTAGAGTCTGTCTGTAAATCCTACAGACCTGACATACTTGTGTTAGATATGGGTGATAAGTTCAGCGCAGGTGGGAACTATGCACGTCCAGATGAAGCACTAAAGGCTTGCGCTATCTATGCAAGACAGATTGCCAAGACCTACGACTGTGCTGTGTTTTACATGTCACAGCTATCTGCTGATGCAGAAGGTCGTGCGCAGTTAAATCAGAGCATGATGGAAGGTAGCCGCACAGGTAAGGCAGCAGAGGCTGACCTTATGCTACTGATAGGCAAATCACCCTCTGTAGAGGGACAGGAAGAAGAAAGCCCCCTGCGCCACATTAACATTGTCAAGAACAAGCTCAACGGCTGGCATGGCATGGTGAACTGTGAGCTTAACTACCTTACCGCGAGGTACGAAGGATGAGTCAGCTAGATTTCTTCCGTGACAATACTATTGAGGATCTGTGTGAGGATGGTCTTGTCTGTATAAAATGTGACATAAGACAACCTATACAAAACTTTCAGCAGATGTCTTATACAAAGACGGGAGAAGCTGAGATAAAAAGGACTTGTAAATCTTGTCAGAAAGGACACCGACAAGTCATAGCTGACTTGAGAAAAGAAAATATGTATCCACAAGAGGCAAGCTATGCATGTCCTATTTGTACGCGCACGATAGATGAGGTAAATAAGTACGGACAAAAGTTGCTGGGAACTTGGGTGTTAGATCACTGTCACGACACCAACACGTTTCGTGGTTACATATGTAAGCATTGTAATGATGGTCTGGGTGGGTTTCGTGATGACTTGACAACAGTTAAGAATGCTGTTAAGTATCTTGAAGAACATAAGGAGAAGCTAAATGAAACTGACACTTGATATTGAGAACACAGTCACGAAGCGTGATGGTAAGATGCATCTTGATCCCTTTGAGCCAGAGAACTCACTAACCATGATTGGTGTGTTGACTGACCAAGACGTGGAGCGACACTTCCCATTTGACCATTGCGACGTACCTAATCAACAACATTTCTACGAGCAGGTGCAATGGTTCTTAGACGAAGCTACCATACTTATCTGCCACAATGCTGCGTATGATTTGATGTGGCTGTGGGAGTCGGGCTTCAAGTATGATGGTCCTGTCTTTGACACTATGCTTGCGGAGTATGTGCTACAGCGTGGTATAAAAGAGCCGTTGTCCCTTGAGGCATGTGCGGAACGATACGAGTTGGACACTAAGAAACAAGATACGCTGAAGGAATATTTTAAGAAGGGTCTTAGCACTCGTGATATACCGTATAATGAGTTGTGTGAATATCTTTCTGCTGATCTACATGCTACGCAACAGCTATCAAATAAATTGGTGCAACGTCTATATTCACCAGCAGATGCAGGTTTAATGGACACGGTTAACCTGACTAATCAGGTCGCTGTATGCCTTGCACGTATATATCAGCGTGGTTTTACTGTAGATAAGTCGGCACTTGAAACTGTGCGTGGTGAATTTGAACAAGAAAGAAAGCAGCTTATAGATGACCTGCAAGCACATGTTCGTAAGCTGATGGGTGATACCCCTATAAATCTTAATAGTCCAGAGCAACTGTCTTGGGTTATATACAGCCGTAAGGTTAAGGATAAACAGCATTGGGGTAATGCTATTGATCCATACATGGATGATCAAGACTTCCGTAGTTTAATATCCGGTGGCACTGAGCGTGTGTACAAGACACGTGCGGAGCAATGCCGTGACTGTAACGGCACTGGACAGATTAGAAAGGTAAGGAAAAATGGAACACTCTTTGCTAACACAAATAAATGTCCACGCTGTGGTGGGCTTGGTTATTTGCTTGTGGATACTACAAAATTGGCTGGACTAAAGTTCAAGCCCCCGTCATCTAAGTGGTCAAGTGCAAATGGCTTTAGTACATCCAAACAAAATTTGGAAATATTAGAGTCTGCTGCAAGACAACGTGGTATGGACGATGCTGTTGACTTCTTGTACAAGGTGCGCAGACTATCTGCTGTAGATACATACCTATCCTCTTTCATTGAGGGTATCCAGATGTACACTAAGCAGGATGGTAAGTTGCATGTACGCCTATTGCAGCATCGCACGGCTACTGGACGTTTCTCTGGTGCAGAACCTAATATGCAGAACATGCCTCGTGGCGGCACGTTTCCTGTTAAGAAAGTATTTGTGTCACGATTTGCTGGTGGCAAGATTATGGAAGCTGACTTTGCACAGCTTGAGTTTAGGACTGCTGCCTATTTATCACAGGATGAGGTTGCAATAAATGAAGTATCTACTGGATTTGATGTACACTCATATACCGCTAAAGTTATTACCGATGCTGGTCAACCTACGGATCGCCAGACTGCGAAGGCTCACACGTTTGCACCGCTTTATGGCGCAACGGGCTTTGGGAGAACAGCAGCGGAAGCAGAGTATTACACACACTTTACAGACAAATACAGAGGAGTCGCAGAATGGCACTCCCGACTGGCTAAAGAAGCTATAAACACACGTAAGATTACGACACCAAGTGGTCGTGAGTTTGCGTTTCCAGATGTAGTGCGCAAAGTAAATGGTCGTGTGTCACACTTTACGCAGATAAAGAACTATCCTGTACAGTCTTTTGCTACTGCAGACATAGTGCCTATCGCTTTATTGCACATAGATAACTTGTTATCTGGAATGAAATCATGTATAGTAAATACAGTGCATGACAGTATTGTTATTGATGTGCATCCAGATGAAGAAAGGAGTGTTATCAATATAATAGATCAAACTAATAAAGAACTACCTCAACTAATCACATTACGGTGGGGTATTAAATTTAATGTTCCTCTACTTTTAGAGGCAAAAATAGGACCAAATTGGCTTGACACCAAAGACGTATCCTGATATAACTATGGGCCTACAATAAGAAAGGAGTTAATATATGACTGACATTACTACTATTGATACTAACAACTTTGCTGAAATGGCAAAGGCTATGGGCATGGCTAATGAAACTGCTTCCCAAAAGAAGCAGGGCATGTTCTTATCTAGACTACGCATACAGCACTCGCCTATTCTTGGCTCTGAGTCTATCTTAGTTAAGGCGGGTACATACAAGCTGGAGATTCCAGACGGTCCAACTTACTACGCAGACTCTGCTGTAATTCGTCCGTTTCTGCAACGCTTCATGTACAAGAAGTTTGTCATGGGACAGGGTGGTTCACCTAATCGTTACGTCAAGACTGTTATGGCTGATACGCTAAACATGGACTTGAAAGACAATGACGGTGGCTTTAACTGTGGAAAACCTGCAGGTTGGATACAGGACTACAAGTCCTTACCTGAAGCTACTAAAGACTTAATTAAGTCTATCAAGCGTGTGCGTGTAGTCTTAGGTGCTATTCGCTTGGTGAATCCTAAAGATGAGAGTGGTAAACCTGTAGAAGAAACCACTAGCAACTTTATCTGGGAAATAGAAAACCGTGATGCGTTTAAGACTGTGGGTGGTGTATTTAATCAGCTTGCTAAGATGAAGCGTTTACCTGTGCAGCATAACGTAACCCTGAATACTGAGGAGCGTAAGTTGCCTAATGGTAATAGCTTTTACTTGCCCACCACGTCTTTAGACATCACCAATTCTATTGAGTTGACTCAAGAAGACCAGACTTTGTTTGGTGATTTCATGGGTTGGGTTTCTAACTACAATGAGTATATCATCAATGCATGGACAGAGAAGTCTTCTAGAGTAGAAGATGATGACGATCTTGATATGCAATTGAATGACCTCATTGATATTGAGGAAGGAGAGGTAGCATAATGAAACACCCTGCTGAACTGGCGTTACATCAATACATGGAAAACGCTGTAAAAGGTAAGTCATCTATGGCTGATGATACCATTAAACAAGTAGCGTCTGACGTGGCCTTCGCACTAAAGCGTCAGTTCGGCGGGGTCAACAAGCGTGACAAGTTTGGTCTGCGTATGTCTAATGTAGGTAGGCCAACTTGCCAACTCTGGTATGACAAGAATAAACCAGAGGCAGCTATACCCCTACCAACCACATTCGTTATGAACATGATGCTTGGCGATATAGTTGAAGCAGTGTTTAAAGCAGTATTAAAAGAAGCAGGAGTTAAATATGAAGACACGGATAAAGTTTCTCTTGACCTTGGTGATGATAGCGTTTCTGGTAGTTATGACCTCATCGTTGATGGTGCAGTGGATGATATTAAATCAGCTTCAGACTGGTCATACAGAAACAAGTTTGAATCCTATGACAGTCTTGCCAGCGGTGATAGCTTCGGGTATGTGGCCCAGTTAGCTGGATACGCAAAGGCGTCAGGTAAAAAGGCTGGCGGCTGGTGGGTTGTAAACAAAGCTAATGGGCAGTTTAAATATATACCAGCGACAGGTCTTGACATTGACAAAGAGATATCACATATTAAGAAGACTGTTGAAACAGTAAAGGAGAACAAGTTTGAAAAGCGTTTTCAACCAGTACCAGAGAAGTTTAGAGGCAAGGAGACAGGCAATACTGTGCTTAATACTGGCTGCAAGTTTTGTTCTTATCGCTTTGACTGCTGGCCTTCTCTGGTGGAAAGACCTGCTGTAAAATCACAGGCAAAGAACCCACCTATCGTGGCATATGTGGAACTAAGAAAGGAGTATGTATAAATGGAGATTGAAATAAATGAACTCGCAGAGCAAATCAAAGAGGCAGAGGCACATCTTGTGGAACTTAGGAAGGAGTATCGTGAACGGAAGACTGCAGGTTTACGTGCGGCGATATCAGCGCGTAATGAAGCAGATAAGGTCTTGCGCGAAGAGCTACAGGCTCTAGGATATCGCGGTAGTCCTTTTGTATCGTGGCGTGACGTTGGTTAACGCAAAACAATTTAGAGCCGCACGTAAATACGGTTATCGCAGTGGATTAGAGTTAACTGTATCGGACAAGTTGAAGTCGGACAAGGTTAAGTTTAGATACGAGTCCATTAAAATAGAATGGGAAGACATAGCGTATAGAACTTACACCCCCGACTTCATTCTTTACAATGGTATTATTATAGAGGTTAAAGGTAGATTTACTTCAGCGGATCGGCGTAAACATTTGCTAGTGCGTAAGCAACACCCACATTTAGATATACGTTTTGTATTTGAAAATAGTAATTCCAAAATTAGGAAAGGTTCTAAAACAAGTTATGCTATGTGGTGCATAAAGCACAAGTTTAGGTACTATGACAGAATCATACCTGAGTGTTGGATTAAAGAAAAGGGTAAAGACAAACACCCTAAGTTTATACTACACCCTAGCTCAACAGTAAAAAGGAGAATGTAATGGATAAAGAATACCTTAGAAAACAGATAAACGATGAAGATTACATTATCCGTGTTCGTCCCGGTCAAGATGAAGATGGTGTATGGACAGGTGAAATAGACCTATCAATTATTACTTTGCCGGGTAATTCACTTGATGATGATGCATATCATAGTGTTATGCACCTAGTTAAAATGATGTGTGCTTCTGTTCCAATAATGGAAGAGATAGAAGCAGTGCGTGATTGCATACACGAATACGTAATGTCTATGGATAAAGATGATGTTGAAATTACGCTTGAAGATGAAGTTGAAAAGGTGTATGATGGCAATGTTATTAAGATAGATTTTTCTAGTAGAACTAGGGGGTCAGCATGAGTAGACACGAAGATTATATGAAAGCAATGATACAGCAAGAGGAGTTACGTATGGCACAAGCAAAGAAACAAAGTGATAATGTTGCTGAAATGGCAAAGGCTATGGGCATGGCTGTTGATATGGTCAACAGTCCACCACACTACAATCAGACGGGCATTGAGTGTATTGATGCTATCTCTGCTGCCACTGATAGTAACTTCAAGTATTACTTACAAGGTAACATTATGAAATACCTGTGGCGATTTGACTATAAAGATAAGCCATTAGAGGATTTGCAAAAGGCCAAGTGGTACTTGGACAGGTTGATAGAAGAGGTTATGGCGAGTGATAAGAGTTAAAATGTACATAACCATTGAGGTGGACGATGAAGAGTATCCGGTCCCTGCTGATGGCAGGGTTGGAGAAGAATTAGAGGATAGCCTACACGATTATTTCCATGATATAGATGGGGCTAACATTAAGCATATTAGAACGATTACGGAGTAAGAAATGATAAACAACCAATTACCAACAGACTACCAAAACTTTATAGCTCTCTCACGTTATGCACGTTGGAAAGAAGAAGAGCAACGTAGAGAAACATGGGGCGAAACTGTGCAAAGATACTTTGACTACATGGATAAGCATCTAGCCGACAATCACAACTACAAACTATCTGATGAGTTACGTTCAGAGTTAGAAGAGGCTGTGCTTAACATAAGCGTCATGCCTAGCATGAGAGCGTTGATGACCAGTGGCCCTGCACTAGACAGATGCCATGTAGGTGGATACAACTGTTCCTATGTACCTGTAGATAGCCCACGTGCATTTGATGAAACTATGTATATTCTTATGTGTGGCACGGGCGTAGGCTTTAGTGTAGAGCGTCACAACATTGAAAAGCTACCCATCGTGGCAGAAGATTTCTACAAGACTGACACAGTTATCAAGGTAGGTGATAGCAGACCCGGTTGGGCAAAGTCTCTAAAAGAACTTATTGCCATGCTATATGCTGGACAGATACCAGCATGGGATGTGTCAGAGGTACGCCCTGCAGGTGCTAGGCTCAAAACATTTGGTGGTAGAGCATCAGGTCCACAACCATTGGTTGAGTTGTTTGAGTTTGTTGTACAGAAGTTTAAGGGTGCAGCAGGTCGTAGGCTATATCCAATTGAATGTCACGATATCATGTGTAAGATTGGGGAAGTGGTAGTCGTGGGTGGAGTACGTAGATCAGCACTCATTAGCTTATCTAACTTAAACGATGACCAGATGGCTCATGCTAAATCAGGTAAATGGTATGAGTATGAAGGACAACGTGCGTTGGCTAACAACTCTGTAGCGTACAAAACTAAGCCTGAGATGGGTACATTCATGCGTGAGTGGTTGTCTCTGTACGACAGCAAGTCAGGTGAGCGTGGTATCTTCAACAGGCAATCTGCTATTAAGCAAGCAGCTAAGAATGGTAGGCGAGATACAGAGCATGACTTTGGTTGTAATCCTTGCTCTGAGATTATTTTACGCCCCTATCAGTTCTGTAACCTATCTGAAGTAGTCATCCGTGAGAATGACACTATGGATACGTTAAAAGAAAAGGTGCGTCTTGCCACAATACTTGGCACGTTCCAAGCTACAATGACTAACTTTAAGTATCTACGCAAGGTATGGAAAGATAATACAGAGGAAGAGCGTTTACTTGGTGTGTCTTTGACGGGTATTATGGACAATGTTATGACCTCTACTAACGGTGAAAAGTTGCCTATACTTTTAGGTGTGTTAAAAGACGAAGCAATTCGTACTAATGCAGCCATAGCAAAGCAGCTAGGGATATCACAGTCCACTGCAGTGACTTGTGTTAAGCCTAGTGGCACTGTGTCACAGCTTACTGATGCAGCGTCAGGTATCCACGCTAGACATAACCCATACTATATACGCACTGTGCGTGGCGATAATAAAGACCCTCTGACACAGTTTCTTATATCTCAAGGCATACCTGCTGAACCTGATGTAACGAAACCTGAATCAACAACAGTATTTAGTTTTCCTATGAAAGCACCAACAGGTGCAATAACTAGAACACAAATGAACGCCATTGAACAGCTAGAATTATGGCTTACTTATCAGCGTTATTGGTGTGAACATAAGCCATCTGTATCCATCACTGTCAAAGAACACGAATGGATGGAAGTAGGTTCTTGGGTATATAAATATTTTGATGAAGTATCAGGTGTTTCATTTTTTCCTCACAGTGACCACACGTATGCACAGCCTGTTTATCAAGATATAGATAAAGATGAATATAAAAAGTTCTTGACAAAGATGCCAAAAAATGTAGACTGGTCATTGTTGCAAGAGTTTGAGAAGGAAGACACTACAACAGGTGGACGTGAGTTGGCGTGTACTGCTGGTGTGTGTGAAATTGTAGACATAGAGGCAGCGTGATGAATTGCTGGTATTGTGGAACAGAATTAATCTGGGGTGGGGACCATGACATAGGAGAAGAATTTGAAAACTTCTGTATGGAAACAAACCTATCATGCCCTAATCCAGATTGTAGGGCTGAAGTTATTATGTATTTGCCAAAAGCAGAAAGGAGTTAACATGGAAGCATTATTAGTATTAGGCGCATTAGCATATGGTATTCATCATATGAACAAACAAGATGAACCAGAGGTAGCAGAAGTAACTGTGCAAAAATTAGAAGACATTGACTGGTCTAAAGCAGGTAACTTTAGGACAGCCAGCACAGAAAATAATGTGCAATGGGTAATAATAACGGAAGGATAAAAAATGAGAGATGTAATAATACGAGGAGCAAGAGCGCACTTTATTGGGAATATCAATAAACACTTAGCTAATATTGAAATATATATGAACAACACAATTGGTATCGGTGAACACTCTGATATCATAGAGACTGTAGAACTAGAACTTGAGCAGGTCGCTAACTATCACGATAAGTTAGAGATGCTTGAGAAATATTTTATCAAACCACAACAGAAACAAAATGAAGGAGTTGAGGATGAGGTGGAACAATCTGACTAAATATGATGCGCCTTTGCGTATACAATATCAATCAGGTTACGATGCATTTTATAGGGGTGGGGACTTTGTTCCTGACCCCGATCATAAAGATAGATTTGTATTTATAGAAATGCGTCCTAAGATTAGTCAGAATACTATGCAGTATCGTGAGTGGCAACGAGGCTGGAATACTGCGTACTTTGAGAATCTAAGAAAGGTTAAGAGTCGTGAACAAGCTAGAGCAAGACGCAAATAACTGGATGAGGGAGAGATATATGAGTAACATTACAGCAACGGAGTACCAACGTAAGGCTGCAGAGACTGCCATATTCCCTAAAGAAAAAGCCCTTGAGTATTTAACTCTGGGGCTTACTGGTGAGGCAGGTGAGATTGCCAACAAGGTCAAGAAGTTGATTCGTGACGGTGCAGATAGAGAAGAGCATCACGCTAAACTAAATGCTATTGGTCACGAGATTGGAGATGTTATGTGGTATTGTGCCATGCTTGCTAAAGAAGTGGACATGAACCTTGGTAGAATTATGGAAGACAACTTGGACAAACTGGCAGATAGGAAAGCTAGGAATCGTCTACAGGGTGACGGGGATAACCGATGATATCATTAGGTATTATAACAATAGCATACATGTATATGCTTCATGTACTAGCAAAAGAGCAGGGGATTTAGTCCCCTGTTTTTATTTGTATACAGAGCGTAATACTTTACCAATTGTAGCTAGTTCATAAAGATCTTCTATCTTAGCACCATCTGCTGGTCTACCATTTCTCGCTATAAATTCTGATGCTGCATTTTTACGTATTTCACGTGGTAGTCTACGATATGCTAACATAGCTTCAGTATAAGCAGGTGCATCTGCAGAAATACTTTTACCATCAGATAGTAGTCGTTTTACACTTTTTACTTGTTCTTTTATCAGTGCTTTCACTCTACTGTTGACAAACTCTTGTGCAGTCATTTCTTTTTGTAGAGATTCATTTTCATTATACTCTATAATGGATTGTTTTTCATACGCTTGTGCCGCGTCAACCAAGCCGGGAATAATTTCACGCAGTTGTTCATTTTCAAATCTGCGTATGCTAGGCACCTTAGATGAGCTACCTAATTCAAATTCACTGATACCAAGACGTTTAATATACTCACCTTGCTCACTATCTCTTGTTTTGAGAGACAAACCTAATCCAACCTTAAATGCAGAACCCACTCTGCTTGGCTCTTCTTGGAACAGACTCTGACGTAAAGGTAATTGCTCATCTTCTTTACCCGATGTCAAGAACCCCCTCGCACGTAGTGGCTGTTTTAGATTCTCTGTGAATGTTCTACCAAATGTTAGTGTAGGATCTTGTGCTGTATCTCTAAACTCTTCTCCTCGCATACCAATAGCACGTTGTGTATCAATAATCTGCGCACCCGGCACAGCCCACGTAGATAGGTAATTACCCAAGGCTCTGGCTGTAGCACGAGCGAGTGCTTCATCACGAGTCAAGTCACCACCACCTGCTAAATTGACTACCTCTTCAATAATACTGTTTCCTACACCTGTTCTTACGTTTGTTCCTAAAAATGTTTCAGAGAACTCCTTGCCTTTAAAGAAGTCATCAAACGTGCCATCCATAAGACGCTTTGTTGCCTCTCCTAAATACAGATACTGACGCAGTGGGAACTGTGGTGTGGTATCCATCACTGTGCCATCACCCATACTTAATTCTTTATAATCTGCAGGTGCATCTTCTGTGCTACGTGCTTGATATGCTGCATATACACCTGCCATACCTACAAGGTTACGTGATATGCGCCTTCTATCTGCGGCAGACAGTTTAGTGCCTTTAGGTAACTGGCCCATCAGCTTCTTAGTAAGAGGTATAGAAGCACCGCCCATATAGTTACCCATCAACTCAAGGC